GGTGTTTCGGCCAGAGGAGTTTGCAGTAAAGGTGACTTCATGAGAATTAGACATACTTTAAGTCTATGACTCATGTTATTATAAGTTCCGCTTAACTTAGCTAAGGATTTAAATCCAAAGCCACGGTAACGAAGAAAGTTAACCAAGGTTATCCCTCTACGTATTGCGAATTTATAATTCTCAAACGCTGCAGGTAGTGAAGCTTGACCAGTTAATAGCTCTTTAAAAGAGACTATGTCAACATTATCCGCTTTATAAATAAAGCGTTTGGCAAATTCAAAACTTGAATTGTCAGATAATAGTGATTTTGACTGGTTCAGAGACACACCTAGGCCTTTCATCAGTTCACTGTAACAGTGAGCGACTGCAGAGTCCCAGATGATAATATCATCTCCAAGTATTGCATAGAATCTTTGAGTCGGAGACTTAGAGGTTTTACCGTAAACTTGCTCGAAAGCTAGGTTAACAATAAGATGGTGAGTTATAGCAAGCATTCCCCATGAGGTTAATGCTCCCATTGGTTGCCCAACGGCGTACTTCACAAAAAGTGGGTACGGTTCTTCATCGCTATATATATAGCTAGAAGAGTCACTAATATAAGGAGTAGAATAGCTTCTATTAACTAAAAGACTACCCCAGTGATCTCCAAAATTAGGACACACTTTACGATACAGATTTGTTAACAAGTCTTGTTGGATTATAAGTGGTAGACGATCAGTCGCGGCTGTCAAATCAAAAGAATAAAATCTTTTAAGGTTTCCCTTAAGACTAATTCCATGACGTGCAGCCCATGCTACTGTTCTGTCCTGATCAAGAGTTCCATCACAGGGTCCAAAACGACGTAGCAGACCAAAAATCTGCTTATGTACAGGCTCTAAAAGAGTCTGCGTCCAAAAGTCAACCATCGCGAAAACACGAACTTTAGTGGGTTCGTCCTTTAAACTCAATTTTCCTAAGAAGTTTCCTCCTATAGGTTTAATTATAGCTTTAGACGTCTCTATTAGTCTCGTAACGATTGTTTCTTGATTAGTAGCATTGGCTAAAAAGGTGAAATTTTCCAATAGTAAAGGATTCTCAACAAGTTGAGATGCAGCAAAAGCTGCTTTACCACTAGACGATAATGTAGGAGTTTCGAGGCTCCGAATTTGTCGTTGCAAATTCCTAATAGTGTGTTTATCGGCACTATTAATACGTTCTCCTTTCGCGTATATACTACTTAGCTTGCTTTTCGCAGCTTTTCGTAGTTTTGCCTTCTCGAGATCGGTTTCCAAGTTCAACCCTGGCCCACTTTTTAACATGGGAAAGGGTTTATAATCTTGAAACAAATGCATGGTTGAATATAAATTCACATCATACGGTTGTTCCTCGTTTAAGAACTCAAAACCTTCTCTGATTTTATTCTGTTCAGGTCCTAATTCTAGATTATACATTTCTGTAAATCGAGGGATAAAATCCTTGATCAAATTAATTGTTGAACTAGACCCAGTAAAAGGAGAGGTAATCGTTTTAAACGTTACCTTTTTCTTTTCACTTGGGACCATCCGGTATAAACCGAATAGACTTAAC